GGCAAGTTCGGACAGGTCGCCCAGTTCCTTGCGGGGGTTATCGGGGTGAGGGTACAACTGCCGGATAGGGATGTAAGTAATGTCTGCCATAGGGATACTCCTTTCTTATTTCGGGTTAGAAAAACGTGAGCTGCCCGGTTTTGGTTTCGTTAAGGGGCTCGTTTTCCGGGGCTTTAGGCTCATTTTTGATAGATTTTTGCAAATTTGCGGGTTTAATATCGGTTTTTTCGATTTTTGCCGGTTCGCCTTTCGGTTCAAACAGCAGGTTCATCTGCGCTATCTGGCGGCGCATATACCACACATCGGTTGAGAAAAGCGGCATATACCAGATGCGGTTTTGCGGTCCTGCGGGCAGCAATCCGCGGCTGTCGTAGGCCGTTGCTGGGTTCACGAGTGTGTCACCGATGACTACATATCCAGCGCAGCCCATGAAGCTGCACTGGATGTAGCACATCAGCCCAACGATGAAGTCAATGTCTTGGGCAATGACAAGGACTTTGTTGTGGTAGCAGATATTCCGTCTTTTGCAGACGTTCAAAAAGGCAAGCAGCGTGGCCCCAGCACCACAGGCCGGGTCAGATACCGAGATGAATCCCTCCATGTCCGGGTGCAGCTTCGGGTCGAACGTAATCTCGGCCATGCAGCGGCACACATCGTAGGGAGTGAAGAACTGCCCGGCGTGCGAGTTGCCCAACTCGCACATCATGTACAGCGAACCGAGGAAGTCTTGGTCAGGATTCTGCTCCATACCCATGATTACCTCGCCCAGCATTTCAGCCATGCCCTCCCGCTCCTTGGCGGAGTATTTGGAAACGATGGTCTGATACATCTTGGTGCGCTCTGGGGCATTTACCTTGTCCGTGCTGTTCGAGATCTCGATGGCCGTCAGGGTGACGAAGTCCTCCCGAATCTCCCAGCGGCTGTGCTTTCCAGTCAGGCTATTGAAGATTTTGAGGAAGTTCTTCTGGTGGTCATCCCGGATGCTGTGGGTCACTGCTGCCTTTGCCATAGGTTACTCCTCCTCGCTGTCAGCAGCGGCGATGGTATAGTGGCCGTTGGAGAAATCAATCACACCAGCGGATTCCATATTATCCAGCAGCGCAATGGCCCTTTCTGCGGTTACGCCCATCTGCTGCTCCAGCATGGCCTGCGTAACGCCGCCGTTCTGCCGGGCAATCTCGGTGGCCTTGGTCAGTTCATCGGCTGCGGGTTCCTCCGCATCGTCCAGTTCCTCGGCATCAACTTCTTCCAGCGGTTCGGCCTCCCCGGGGAGATTCGAAGAATCAGGCTCATTTTCCCGGGGCGCATCCTGCTGCCCACCGGATTCCGGAATATCCGGCATTTTGTAGCCGAGAGCTGCCAGCTTTCCACCCTGGAGCCAGAGGTAGTGCATATTCTTGAAGATGTTCTTGATTTTGTTGAACAGGGTGTCGGAGATGGTGAACGTCTTGCTCATGCGGTAGGTCAGGTTCCCATCCTTGACGGTGAACAGGATGGATGCACCCGGCGAGATGTAGTTGTCCTCGGATGCCTCCTCCAGCATCGACATCTGTTCACCAACGCCGCCCAACGGACGGATAACCAGCTTGATGGGGTATGCGTTCTTGATGAACACATAACTCAGGTTGTTGGCCTCGCAGATGCCCTTGAGTTTTTCACGGTAGACTGCGAAACGTGCGGATTCAGACAGAGAATTATCCATGATGAAGCTCCTTTCAAGTAGCAGAAAAATGATAATCGTTATCCCAGTTTTCAATGGCGGTCAGGCCCACAGCGTAGGCTGCCCACACATCGGCTTTGAAGCCGTAAAAGAAATCCGGGTTCTTTTTTGTACCACGGCCATTTTTGAGGTCGTGGTCTGCAAATCGGTCAATGAGTGCCCGCCGGATGGCGGCATCATTGGCGCGGGTGTTGTGGCAGATGTGTCGCTTCTCCTCGATGCGGCACAGCAGCCGTACCGGGCAGCAGGCGTTCAGGGCTTGGTAGAAGCGGCCGATCCAGAGGACGGTATCGAACACCTCCCGGCCTACCGACATTCCGTAGGAGGCCACCATCTCGATGACCGCCCACCGCCAGCCCTGTGCCCCGGCAGAGGAAAGCTTTTGCAGCAACTCCGCATTGTCGATTTTTCCGAATTCCAGAGGGCGCAGGGTGCTGCGATCAATCACGCAGTAGCCAGACTGGGTGTTGCCGGGGTCGATAGCGATAATCGGACAGGTACTCACAGGTACGACCTCCCAAACTCTTGGATGAACCGCGCCTCCGGCCAGCCGTAATACTCCATGGCCTTTTTCTGCGCCCACTTTTTTAAGCGGAGATCGGCCTCTCTATTTGTATGTACGGCAGTCACGCCGTTCTGGTGGCACCAAGGGCAGAGATTTGCCCACAGGCCAAGCCGCTTGCTCTTATCCCGGTACGGTCCGAAAAAGACTTCGTGCCGGGCGGTGCGATACCGCCCGCAAATCAGACAGGTGGGGCTCTTGCTGAGGATGCTGGGCGCATAGCCATTGCTGTCCAGCTTCTCGCCATATTCATTTTGTGCCATATCAACGTCTCCTCCTACGCTCAAAAGACTGCTGGGAAACCTGCTGCATAATCTCCTGAACTTTGTCCTGCACACCCTGCTCGGCCAGTACGTTGACGGGCTGCGTAGTAGCTGCGATACGCCCAAGGATCTGTGCCCGGACACGCTTGATGAAATTCAGCTGCTGCTTACGGAACTCCTTGTCCACTTCCGCAGCATCCTTGCTGCCATCAATATCAGAAACTTCCATTTCCGGGGCTTGCATAGCCTCCGCAGCGCAGCGGCGCAGCTTTTCCATCGCAACGTCCAGACCATCCTCATGTCCCCACTTGTTCAGCTGCTCATAGTTGGCATGGCTTTCCTTGCGCAACCGTTCCAAGCGGTCTGGACCGTAGTGCAGCACATCAATAACCGCCTTGGCGTAAACCTGCCAAGCAATTTTGGCAGCCCTGTCGCCAGCAATGCGGTACTGCTGCTCTTTGCGTCCACGAGGCAATCTCACCATCGGGATTCGGTAGTCGGAAGAAACATATCCAGCCAACCAGCTTTCTCGGATGGCCTCAGCCTTGTCCTTGGAGGGTCTGCCGTAGGCATCCGGGGTCATAATGACTTCGGTGTTCTGGTTCTCCAACTCGTCAATTCTAGCTTTAATGCGCTCCAGTCTGGTCTTGCCGACACCGAACTCCTGATGCAGCGCAATGGTGGTGCACAAACCCACGATTTGTCCGACCGCCTGTCTGGTATCGTCCATTTCGGTCTCAAACGGTTTTTTCACGGTTCAACACCTCCCGAAATAATCCAGACCCGGCGGGAACCCCATCCAGACCAGCTTAGAGCCTCTGCATGGGTGTTTACTGCCACATCTAGCTTGTTACCTTTTACCGCGCCCCCAGTGTCCTGAACGACCCGGAGACCTACGCCCTCGATATAGACCACTGTGCCGTAGGGCAGAACGCTGGTGTCGGCAGCTACGGTCACACCCGGTTGCACCTTTGCGCCGCTAGATGTGATGCCGTGCCCCTCGCCACAGATGTGGGCGTATTCCTCGGAACAATAGGCTGTGCAGCTGAACGCCCCGGCGTATGTAAGGGTCAAATCGGTCTTGGCGTTCAGTTCTGCGGTCAGCTTGTCTACCTCGGTTTGGAGTTGGTCAATGGTTTCATCACGTTCTCCGGCCATGCGCTCCCAGTTGGATGACTTGCTGGCGTAGATATCCCGCTCGGTTTCCAGATCGTTCACCCGCCGGGAGTAGGCCGTGCTTGTGAGGATGCAGCCAACCATCGCACACGAAACGCACACGATCAGGCTGCGGAATGGTCTTTTCGATCTCACGCCGTGCCACCTCCAATCTGTGCCGGGGCTGCGCCGCCGGGCAGAGCCAGGGGCTGCAAACTCTCAACCGGGGCATCCTGCACAGCCCGGTCGAAGCCCGGCCGGACGAACTGGCGCAGATCCGCGCTGCTGCGGCTGCTGAAAATCTCCGACAGGTCTGCCGGGGATCCAGCCCACCGCTGCACCACCATCGGGAGGGCGGCGAAGATTTTCGCGTTTTCCTTTTTGAAATCTTCGCCTTTCAGCTTGCGCCCATCGGGGGCAATGAATCCGCCGTGGGTCTGGTAGTACAGATTTGCCTCGATTTTCCGGGCAGCTGCCGCAGCCTGCGCCCAGAGGTCGTTCGCCGAGGGTTGCTGGGCTGACAGCAGCTTTTTAATTTCAGCGCACCAGTCCACAATCAGCTGGTTCTGGAATCTGCACTGTGTAAAGGCCGTATACAGTGCCTTTTCCACAATCTCGTCCGGGATGGTGCCGAACGCCCGGATGTAGATTTGCGTGTCAGCCCTGCGCTCCTCCAAGCTGCGGGCGCGGCCGTAGTGGTCATCGATGACCACCAGCAGCTCACGCAATTTCGTATCGGTCATGTTGTCGAGCCTCCTAAAAGTTCTCCAAAAATTTCATCGTAGTCATCAGCAGCAGAACGCTTTGGCTGCTGGCCCGCCGGGGGCTTACGCCGCTGGTCGAGGGCTTGCACATCACCAAGGGTTTTCACGCCCTCGTTTTTCCATGCTTTCAAAATGCCGTTGATGTAGTTCCACTTGCGAACGCCGGATAGTGCAGCCTTTTTGATAGCCAGCAGAATGAGGTCATCCGCGAAAACCTCCCGCCAGCCTATCAGGGCATCCTTTGCAGCCGGGGGAAAGCTGCCGATGTTCTCCTCGTAAGAGCCGATGATCTCCGCCAGTCCGGCATCTACAGCTGGACTACCGTTATCTCTTACTCTTACTCTGTTCTCTATCTCTTTATCTTTATCTTTCTCTATCTCTTTCTCTGTATGGACATTGTCCACATTGTTGTCCTCGTTGTTGTCTGCACCTTTAACGGGGATTTGTCTGCGCCGATTCTCACGTTGGAGACGTTTTTGCGCCGAATAATCCGTTTCGCTTCCAACAATATCTGAATAGTTGGAGATAGTCAGTATCCCGTCAGGACTTTCAAAAATCAGGCCAATCTGTTTATAGACGCTCAAGGCCACACGAACAGTTGACAGAGGGAACCATTTGCATTCCCGCTGAATTTTTTCAGCATCGTAAGGAATGAGCATCTCTCCGATTTGAGAAACCAGACAACCGCCCGTGTTGATGGTCTTGAGACATAACATCTGATAGAGAACAACGTAACTGGCGCCGTCCGGCTGGCTCATAAGATAGTCAATCTCGTCCGAGGACATGAAGCTATCTTTGAGTTTTATCCAGTAAAACCTCTTGCCAGTTGCCATTATCAGACCTCCTTAGAACGGCAAGTCGTCCGTGTCGTTGATTTCGGAGAAATCATCGGCATTACCCTGCGAGTAACTGGGCTGTACAGCTTCGGGAGCAGCTTCTGCGCTCTGCCACTGCTGCCGCTGGTTCTGGGTGTTGAAGCCCATCTGCTGCGGCTGCTGATAGCCCGGCGGCGGTGCCTCACCGCCATCATCCACTCGCTGCTCCGTCTTGGGGCCGCAAAAGTGAATCTTCTGGACCACAAACTCGGTGGCGGTGCGTTTCTGGCCATTCTTGTCCTCGTAGGAGCGGGTCTGGCACTGGCACTCCACAAGAGCCGTGCTGCCCTTGCGGAAATACTGGCAAACGAACTCTGCCGTTTTACGCCATGCCACGAAATTCAGCCAATCGGTAGCCCGCCGGCCATCCTGACCGACATTGTCCCGGTCAACGGCCATGCGAAAGCTGGCGACTGTCAGGCCGCTCTGTGTGGTCCGCATTTCAGGATCGGCAGCGAAGCGGCCCTGAAATATGCAATTATTCAGCATGCGCGTCCTCCTGCCTGACGTTGCAAAATGCGTTCCGCATCTCCTGCACGAAAGTGCCAGTGCCGTAAGCATCACCGTTGGCGTTCTTCTGGTAGATGATGGCGAGCTCGGTCTGTGCCCGAAGCAAGTCCTTGTACTCCTCAATCGGGATAGCGATGGTCTGAACGTTCAAATCTTCCATAACTGGTTCCTTTCTTCTCGCATGATGCGGACCACCTTGCGGCACTGGTCCACATCGAACATTCCAATATGCGTAAATTCAATCGGGGTGCCCATCTTCTCGGACAGCCAGCGGTAGGCCTCATTCCGGCGGCCACGGTAGGGACCGTATTTCCAGAGCGGGTCAAATGCTGCATGAGCTGCCTTTTTCCAGTTGCGCAACTCCGAATTTGCCAAGCGGCCAAGGGGTTTGTCAGACCCCTTGTGTACGCCGACATAGGCACCGCAGCGAGGGCAGAGGTAAATCATGCCGAAGCTGTGGCCGTGGTAAACCACCGAACTGTCTACGAAGTCTGCGGGCGTTCCGCAGTAGTCGCAGATGACGATTCGGCCTTTCATCGTGACCATTCCTCCTTGTACCGGGCCAACTGCTCCGGGGTATCCGTCTCGATACCCAGAGCCTTGGCTTCATCAATCGCACCGTCAATCAGGTGTGAAAATTCTTTCGTGTCCATCTTGCGGGTGTCCTTGTAAACCAAGTAGCAGTTGAACAATTTTCCGTCCTCTTCCCGCACATCAAAGCAGCGGGTGTATTCGTAGAGGTCGTGAACATCCACGCTGGCCGGAAGTTTGAAGCCCACGGTGCAGCCATCCTTATCTCTCGCAACCGTGCCGTAGGCCACAACCAGCCACTCTTTCACAAGGTCGTCCGATTCGCCAGTTTCGGCGGCGATCTTGTTGACCAGAACATGGAAGTAGGCGTTTGCACTGTGGCTGCGCTTTTCCCTGTGCTTTTTGACTTCCACATCCAGAATCGGCTCCAGATGCAGCTTGTCCCAGATTTCCCGGAAGTCGCCGTTGAGTTCCAACGTGACACGCTGTTTTCCACCGAGGGTAAAAGCCATGTCCACCAGCCGCCCGGTCATGTGGTATCCTCCTTGTCCTGATGGCAGTGCATATAGATGTACGCGCTGTTTGCTCCCATGTTGGCATAGAGCCAATCATTGATTTTTGCCACGCTCATGTGGTCACGCAAGACACGTTTTTCGTAGATATACTCACCAGTCAGCTTTTTTTCGGCGATTTTCGCCTGAATCTCCTCGTCCTCGTAGTTGGCTTCGACCATGTAGAGGTCATAGTTCGGAGCAGCTATACCGTTCAGATTGTTCATGTCGGTGCAGTAGAACAGCTTTCCGGCGGGGAGCCAGACCTTCCATCCGCAGTTCGGAACATTGTGCTTCACCATGTTCGGAATGACATTGCAGATGCCGTAACCGTACATAGTTCCCGGTGTCAAAACATCAATCTGGGAAATTGGCACCCCTGCATCTACCAGCGGTTTGCACAACCAGTCGCAGCAGGCGAATCGCAGTGTTGGGCGATTGGATGCCAGTAGTCGAAGCGTTGACGGCTGGAAGTGGTCACAGTGGATGTGGGTCAAGAGAACCAGCTTCAGAGTTTTCCATTCTGCGGCCAAAGCCTTGAACGGAACACCACAGTCAATCAGAATCTCATGCTCAATCACCACGGCGTTTCCCTTGCTGCCTGTTGCGATGATGTTGTAGCCGATCATAACGAGCTGAGGTCAACAACCTCTTCGACGGCAGTGGGCTCGCCCTGCGAAATATCACCGTGCGGCAAGGCCTGCCCTGCGTCCACTTCGGGCTTTCCAGTATGAAGTTCTGGCTGCTCCTGTGCGTCAGACACGACCTCCTGCGTAGTAAGGATTTCGCCATTATCTGCTACCGCTGCCACGGCATTATCGCTTTCCAAAGCCTTGGTCATTTCGATGCTCATAACACCCCAGCGAGAAATAAGCTGTCGAAGCATGGTTTTCTTTGCCATGTCATCGAACGACTTATACCAAAAGGACGAATACTTCCGCATTTCGCTCTCCGGGATTTTGCCAGCCAGCAATTCCTCGTACTTCTGCCGACTGAACGCCTTGGAGTAGGTATCTGCGTGGTTCATCATTTTTTCCTTGGACCAGTACAGCACCTTGCGGAAACCGTTCATGTACTCAAAGTAAGCCATGTAGCCAACGGTAGGCAGCGCATCTCGCTGATCATCGTCCTCGATGAACTGGAACTTGGGTTTGCCGGTCATCGAATCTTTGCCAAGATACTCGCCCTGCTTAATCTCGGTAACATCGAGATCCGCATACTGGCCGCTTCTCAGCGCCAGCTGGATGTAGCCCTTATAGCCCAGAACAAACTGTGCCGTGACACTCTCCGGGCGGATCAGCCTGTTGTTGCGGTCATACTTGGCTTTCTGCTTGAAAGGCACGAGGTAGTACTGCCCCAGCTGAGGGGACGGGCTGAGGTTCAGGCTTTCGCCCAGCAGGGCACCTGCCAGAATCGTGCCGGCATCGCACTCCTGCAAAGCCGGATTGACCGCGACTGCCGAGGTGATGCTTGCCGTAAAGCGGCGAACGCGGGCGAGGTCGCGCAGGGTGTTGGCAATCAAAGACTGATAGCCCTTAGTGGTTATCGCCACAGAGAACTTAGGCTTCTGCTGCGCTTGCAGCTGGTTGTTATACGTTGCCATATTCAATACCTTCCTTTTCAAGATAATTTTTCAGACCGATAAGCTGCGCCTTAGTGCCTTTTGCGTAGAAGCGGGTCATCAGAATGGGCTCCGGTTTGGGCTGCAAGGCCGGTTCGACATCGGGCTGCACGGGCATTTCCGGGTCTACTGAAATTTCCTGCGCCGGTTCAGGCTGCGTCTGGGCTGCTGCTGCAGCTGCTGTAGGCTCCTGCGTGGTATCGATCGCTATTTTAGGAGTTCCCGGGGCAGAAAGCGGCGGCGGTACCTTAAAAGTATATAACTGGGGCGAATATATTTCGGCAGGCGACGAAGACTCAATGGATGTTATCGGTGAGTTTGAACGCCTTACCGGCGCAAAAGTCAATTACACACAGTTTGATTCAAACGAGGATATGTATTCTAAGTTGAGCGGCGGCGGTGTTTCGTATGATGTAATCGTTCCGTCGGACTATATGGTTGACAGACTTGTTGACGAGGATATGCTCTGCGAGCTTGATTATTCAAATATCCCGAATTTTAAAAATGTCAGGTCGGATTGTAAAAATCTTTATTTCGACCCACAGCAAAAATATTCCG